GATTGGATGATGACGGAAATCCTGATTATCCAAAATTTGATGACTTCGTTAAAACCAAGATGTTTGATTGGGTTAAAAAGAACGGTGGAACAGTTACTGAAAAAGGAAAAGGAACGGACGTTTTTGTTTTTAAACTTCCAAATTCCAAAGAGCCTTTTATGATGACTAAATATCAATATGAAAATAATGCGATTAAACAAAAGAATGCTTTTACAAAGGCTTACAATTATCCAGTCAAACGTTTTCAAGATTGGCTTATGGTTAATCATTATGGAGTTATTCAAAAAGAAGTTGAAAAAGAATTGACAAATCTTGGAACAAAAGCAACTGATTTGCAAAATGAAATTAAAACTATAAAGAATGATTTGAATCAGGCTCATAAAGATTTGAGTGATATAAAGAGCGTGAAAAGTGGAAATCCGAATGGAGATATTATTTCTGGAATTTATGAATCGGTTCGGAATGATAATAAAGAAGCAATTGGTACATACGCAGCATTAAAAGGATATGACGCTATTGTACAACCTCATGGTAACGGCGGTCCAAATTCATTTCTAATTGTGTTTAATCGAAGTAAAGTAATTGTAAAAAAATAAGATTATGGAAAGAGAAAGACTTGTTTCAGTCATAGGTGGAAGAGCAAGTAAATACGTTGCTCTTAAAAAACCGTCTAAAATCATCCCTTTCAAAGGGAAGTTCCCTTTATTAGAGCTTTATCAACAAAGAGATTATTTTGAAGCTATTCAGGAGACAGAGAAACTTGAGGACTTATCAAAAGAATTTCAAGAAATAACCGAAAAAGGAAATCGTATTGCTTTGTTTGAAGAAGGGTTCAAAATGTATCTTGATTCATACGGAATAACTGTTGATGATTTTTTGAAATTAAGTAATGCTGATAAATCCGATAAACTTTTGGATTGGTTGAATAAAGATTGTATTGATTTTTCACAATTAACAATTGATTAATATGTCAGATTTTGAAGTAGCTTATAAAAGAACTAACGCTTTTGAAGGTGGTTACGTAAACGACCCAGATGATAACGGCGGAGAAACTTATCATGGAATTGCAAGAAAATTTCATCCAACTTGGCAAGGTTGGATAATTATAGATTTTCAAAAAAAGAAGCCTAACTTTCCTAAAAACTTAGAACAAAGAAAAATTGAATTAGAAAAACTTAAGAAAGAATTTTATAAACAGAATTTTTGGGATTTAGTTTTGGGAGATAAAATCAAGAATCAAAAAGTAGCTAATGATTTATATGATACAGCCGTTAATATGGGTGTAAGTACTTCGATTAAATTATCTGAAAGACAATTTAAACTAAGAGAAACGGGGAAAATGTCTGATTTATTATTAAGTAAATTAAATTCTGTTATATGAAAAAAATATTGTTAATAATAGCGATATTATTTATTTCTTGTAATAAAAAAGAAGTAAAAGAGACAGTAAAGATTAAATATGATACTATTTATCAAATTAAGGTTTTACCTGACGAAAAAACTTTAAACGATTTACAAGAATATAAAGATAGTTTACAAGCATATAAAGATAGTCTACATACCATAGATTATAATAATTATATAAACGCAAGACGTATAGAGAAAATAAAATATTATATAACTATTACAGAAAAAAAACCTACAAATAAGAAATATTTTTTCGGATGGATTAAAAGAACAATGACTGAAAATTAATTTAACAGTTATTATTTTACAAAATACTCTTTTTCAATGAATGAAAATAATTTTAAATTTTGGTGTCCGATAGAAAAGTCAATAACCTTTGACCCGACTGACGGCGAAAATAAGATGAGGTTAGGTGGTATCGCTTCAACTTCAGATGAAGATAGTGATGGTGAGTTTTTAGACCCAAAAGGTTTCGACATAAACCCATTACTAAAAAGTGGATTAGTAAATTGGCATCATCGTGCAAAAGACCAACCTAATGCTATTATTGGTGAACCAATTAAAGCTGAAATAAAACCAGAAGGATTATATATAGAAACAGAATTATACTCTTCAAGTAAGATAGCAAAAGACGTTTGGGAATTAGCAGAAACGTTAGAAAAAAATTCAAAAACAAGACGTTTAGGCTATTCTATAGAAGGGAAAGTTGTTAAAAGAAAAAGTGAAGACAAAAATTCTCCAGATTATAAAAAGATTCAAAAAGCGATTATTACGGGAGTAGCAATAACACATCAACCAAAAAATCCTAAAACTTTTGCTAATATTATTAAAGGTGAAATAGATGATAATTGGGAAGATGACAAAGGTGAAGCTTCAGGATATAGTATAGAAGATATAGCTGAAAAACATGATGTAAATGTTACTAAAATTAAAAAACAATTAGAAATAGGAACTAAAGTAGAAATGGAGCATACTGATGATGAAGATGAAGCTCGTTCTATAGCAATAGACCATTTAGTTGAATTACCAAATTATTATGATAAATTAAAAAAGATGGAAAAAGAAGGGAAGGAAGAAATTAAAAAAGATTTATCTACAGAAACAGCTTCAGTATTAAAAAAAGAATCATTAGATAAGAAAATAAAATCACAAGTTTTTACGAAATCTGAAGTGATGGATAAAATTTTTAGGGATTTACCAGCTATTAAAATAACAAAAGCGGAAAAAGTATATAATTTAATTAAAAAAATAACGGAAATGAGTTCAAGAAAAACTATCACAGCGGAAGATATTGAAAAGGCATATGATGCTCTTGGTCTTCCTTATGAAGTAGAGGACATTAAAAAAGGTGTTCAAGAAGCTGAAGAATTAGACAAGAAATTTTCGAAATCAAAAGATGAAGAGGAAGAAACAAAAGAGGAAGAGGAAGAAACTTTTGAAAAAGAAGAAACAAAAGATGAAGACGAGGATGATGAAGAAAAGGATGTCAAAAAGGCTGATTCTTTTGAAAAAAGATTCGATAGAATAGAAAAAGCAATTAGTTTATCACATTTGAATAATACTAAATATATCAAAGCTCTTGGGGTAATGGTAAAAGATTCAAGTGTGAAATTAGAAAAAGCAGCTGAAAGAGAAATTGAATTACTTGACATTTTAAAAGCTCAAGATGAAACAATTTCTGAATTAAATTCAAAAATTGAAGATTTAAGTTTAGATGTACCTGCACCTAAATCACTTTCTAATTCAAAACCTGTCGAAAGAGCTTTTTCAAAATCTAATGAAAATGATTTTAGTGAACGCCAAGAATCTAATACAAATCAAGTTAGTATGAGTAGGCAAAGTGGATTAGTATCTGAAATATTAGACCAAGCAGCTTTTGCAAAAGGTTTTGATGAAGAATTTAGTAAAGCATTAATGTCTTTTGAAGCAAGTAAGACTTTACCAGCTAATATCTTATCAAGAGTAAAGAAAGAATACGGAATTGAAATAGTTAAATAGAAACAAATTAAAAAAAAAGAAAAACAATGGAAAGATTATCAATCAATTTAGCTGATTACGGCTATGCCTCTCAGCAAGATGGATTACATTTTGGTGCTGGTTCTTCTGAAAATGTTGATGCTTTAAATAAGGCGTTATCTGCAGAACAAATGACTGGTAGAGAAACTACTGATTTGACAACTGCATCAGGAGCACCACTAAAAGTGGAATCCTTAGAAAAAACTTTAAAACATCTCACTTTCCGAGAAAGTGATATTAAACTTTGGAAGAATTTACCAAAGAAGCCAGCTTACAATACAGTTGAAGAATATAACCAACAAACTTCTTATGGTGCTAATAAAGGTGGTTGGAATAGAGAAGGAGAACTTCCACAAGAAGAAGATTCTATATTCGTTCGTAGAGCTCAGTTGGTGAAATATCTTGGTGTGACTAAGAGCGTTACTCACCAAATGACTCTTGTTAATACTGTTGTAGGTTCTGTTATGGAACGTGCAATTAAGGATGGAACTATGTGGATTTTGAGAACTTTAAACCAAGGATTATATTTTGGTAATGAAAAAATCATTCCAGAACAATTCAACGGATTTTTAGCTCAACAACAACAATCTGACGCTTGGCCAAATTACGCTGCTTATATGGATTCAGAAATGGTAGTAGACTTAAAAGGTTCTGCTATGACTGAAGAAGCTATTGAAAATGCAGCTAATTCAATTGTTGAAAACTATGGTCTTGGTAATGAGATTTACGGACCTCCTGCGGTACTTTCTAACTTCGTTAAGAATTTCTATGGAAATAAGTTTATCATGCCTAATTCTGCTGCTTTAAGTAGTGGAATCATGGGTCAAAACGTTCAGTCTTTTGATTCTCAATTCGGAAGAATAGGTTTGAATCATGACGTATTCTTTAAGAAATTACCAAGTAAGAATTCCGCTAGTCCAGCAAATTCTCAACAAGCTCCAACTAAACCAATTTGGGATTCAACTACTCCAACAGACGTCAAAACTTCTATTTCTGGAAGTAAATGGGCTTCTGGAGAAGGTGGAAATGTTTATTACGCTATTTCTGCACTTAATCGTTTTGGCGAATCTGATTTATCAATTAATTCAGTTGCAGTAACAGCCGTTGCTGCTGGTGCAGTTGATTTGAAATTTGCCGACGGTGGTGGAGTTAATCCTGCTACTGCTTATAGAGTTTATAGAACTAAGGTTGGTGGAAGTGCAACTGGTGAATTCTTCCCTCTATTTGAAGTATCTCTTGATGATTTAACTCGTGGATATGATGGAGGTGCTCCTGGAATTATTCGTGATATGAATAGAATCTTACCAGACACAGACCAATCATTACTTACCCAATTCGATAATGAAGTTATTGAATTTGCTCAATTAGCTCCATTAATGAAAATGGATTTAGCTGTCGTTTCTCCTGCATTTAGATTTATGGTTCTACTTTATGGTACTCCATTCCTTTATGCTCCAAAGAAAATGGTTAGATTTATCAATATTGGTAAATTCCAAAAGTAATAAAATTATTGTTGAATATGAAGCAAAGGGGGTGGGAAATTTCCCTATCCCCTTTCTTTTTTAAAAATTGTAATGAAAATGAAAATCAAAACAAAAAATCCTAAAGGTGTTTCTATGAAACTTTGTGTTCCAATTGACGGAACTATTACAGTTGGGGCTGACGGAATAGTAGATGTTTCTCCTAAATGTGCCGTTGCTTTAGTTAATGGAACTAATGATTGGGAATATGTAAAATCAGTTAAAGAAGCTGAAAAGACTTCTATTGAAGACACTAATCCAGATGAAGATAGTGAAAAAAATGAAAAAGAAGAATTTGAAGCTGGGCTAAAAAATATGAGCTTAGCTGAAATGAAAGAATTAGCAACTGAAGCTGAATATCCCGTAGAAGAATGGGAAAAAATAACTACTAAAAAACTTATGTCAGGATATCTATTGAATAAATTTGACGAAGTTAAGTAGTTAAATAAAAAAAATTTTTAATTAATTGGAAATGTTATTCTAATATGCCAAAACTATCTTTAAAAATATTATATAATAAAAATGTTGATGTGATTATATCTCCTAATGAATTATTAGAAGTATATTTATTTGGTATTCCTACTTGTTCTAATGAAGGTAGAAAAATAGCAAGTTCTTCAATATTACAACATATAAAAAACGCTCAAGTGCAGGTAGAAAATTTATTTAACATAAAATTATGCAAACAAGTTGTTGAAGAAAATAGAGATTTTAATAGACAAGAATTCATGTCTTGGGGGTATATTAGAATGACTTATCCAATTAATTATATTGATAATCTGGAAGGATGGATAAATGACGTTTGTCAATTAACGTATCCTAAAGAATGGTTATCAATCAAAAAACAAAATGAAGTAGCTATTTATAGAAATGTATATCTAATTCCTAATACTGGAAGTAGAAGTGGAGCTTCCATGACTCAAAATTCTTTAATATATAACGGACTTTCTCCCCATTTAGGTTGGTTCGGTCAAAGTTACATTCCTAATTATTGGAAAGCGACTTACGTTACAGGATGGGATAAAATTCCAGCAGATTTATTTGATTTAGTGTCTAAGATAGCTTCTTTGAACGTTTTGTCTATTATAGGAGATATCTTATACGGAGTCGGCATTACTTCAATAGTAGTAAGTTTAGACGGCGTTAGTCAAAACACTCCTCTGACAAGAAGTTCACAAGGAGGAATATTTAGTGGAAGAATAAAACAATATATTGAAGATATAAATAATAACATGGAGTCCTTAAAATCTAAATATAGAGGAATTCCTTTTGAAGTCGTATAATCATGCCAGGGAAAAGTATCATAACAGATAAAGTGATTATTAATCAAACACCTCTTGATATAGTAGACCCAAGAGTAGGTTGGAGAGTTAAAGATTTTGATGAACTTATATCTTCACACGGATATGATGCTTTTATTGATAGGGCGATGAGATGTCCTTGCGTTGATAAAGCTACTGGTCAAGCATTATCTACTTGTAAAAATTGTTTAGGAAAAGGATGGTTTTTTATTAATAGAACTGAAACAAGAGTTATAGCTCAACAGATGAATAATAAAAAACAATATCAAGATTGGAGTGAAATCAATAGAGGTACGGCTTCTATCACTACAAGAGGAGTTGATAAGTTAGGATTCATGGATAGAATAATTCTTACCCAACTTGAAGCTTATTATTCAGAAGTAATAAATCCGTTTTTATTTCGAGGTAAAATAATTGCTTATCCAGTTTATGAACCTTTATTCATTACCAATATTTATCTTTTCTCTTCTGATGATTCTCATTTAGTCCCTATTGATGAAAAGGATTTTATTGTTTCGGGAAACAAAATAGAATTCAGTTTAGGGATTCAAGATTTAATTGAAGTAAGAGATGTTAATATAAGTAGTGTTTCTGAAATTCCTATAAGTATATCCATAAGGTACGCACATTATCCAGTTTTTCATGTTATAGATACTAATAGAGAATTAATGAAAGTCAGAGAGCAGGGGTGTACTTATTCTGATGAAAAATTAAAGGATATGCCAATAAATGTAACTGCAAGAAAAGCTCACTACATTTTTGACTCTCAAAAATATAATGAAGAAATTTTAGAAAATTCAATCTAAATATATTAATAGGTAAAAAAGAAAAAAGAATATGAAACCTATCGAAATAGATTTATCAGGTTTAAAAGCTCAATTTGGGTTAGCAGCCAGTGAGATTGATAATCTGACTGAATCTTGCATAAACATTGTTACTGAATCTATTTATAGGAATTGGGAAGCATTAGCGAAACAAAAGTTACATTCTACTCTTCCAGAATATGTCAAAGGTTTGAAGAGGGTTGATAAAGGAAGATTTGAAAGACAAATCATTCTTACAGGCATTCTACCTAATATGATAGAACAAGGGGCGTCTGCTTTTGATATTAAAGAAGGATTTAAGAAATCTGAGAAAGTAAAATACACAATCCCTGTATATAATAAAAAGGGAAGAACCCTAATTAAAGGTGGGGATTGGTATTTAACTGTTCCTTTTAGAATTGGAACTCCTGGTACTTTAGGTCAAGCTGGTTTTTCAGGTGAAATGCCTCAAGAGGTTTATGATGTTATGTTAAGGAAAAGAAGTAACGATGGTTTAAAGGCTCCAGAGATTCCTTCACCATACGAAGTACCTAAGTCTCGCGAAGCTATTATGAATGAAGCTGGAGCTCTTCTATACGGAAAATATCAACATAAAAATTCTATATACGAAGGATTATCAAAAAGAACCGCTCAATATGCAAAAACAACTCAAAATACTTACGGAACTTTTAGAAGAGCTGGAGCGAATTCAGACCCGTTAAGTTGGATTCATAAAGGCTTTACAGCTTATAATTTAGCAGAAAAAGCTATAGAAAAAACTGATGTTGAAACAATAGTGGAAAATGAAGTAGTAACTTATTTAGAAACAGTGTTATGATAGGAATTTTAATGCCGGAAATCATTATATATAATACTTTAAATAGTATTATTAAACTTTTAAGAGAAGATTTGGAAGATAATAATTCAGATGATACAAAAACTTTATTGTATAAATTATTAGGTATCGATGAAAACGGAGAAACGATTAAAATGAATTTGTATGTTTTTTTCGAACAAGCTAAAAAAATATTTTCAAAGGAAGATAATTTATCTGTTAATTTTGGATATAATCAAAAAGCTTCTCAAAATGTAACTTTGCATATAATTTTACCTTCAGAAGAAGGAAGAATGTCAATCGGAGCTGATGAAGGCTATATTACAGAAGATATTTTAGATAATAATGAAAATAAAATTGGGACTCAAAATTATTTTACTCAAGTATATGATACAACTTATCAAATTATGATTAGCGGCAATAATTCTTCAGAAATTAATGTAGTTTATAATGTTTTAAAGAGTATGTTATTAATTTTAACTCCTCATTTAGAATTGATGGGATTAAGATTACCAAAACTTTCGGGAAATGATATAGTGATGCAAGATGATTTAGCTCCAATTCCATTTTTCCATAAAGTAATTAATTTTTCTTTCACTTATGAATGTAATGTTCCACAACTAATAACTAATGAAATAGCAAAAAAATTTTATTTTATGATGAGATTAGTTGATTATAATGACAATGTAAATTAACAGCTATAATAAAATAGAAAATAAAATAAGAAATAAAATAAAAGACTATGGCAACAGAAATTAAATTTAACGGAAAGAATTACGTAGAACCAGGAGCATATGCCGCTACTACTTACAACCCGACTTCCGTGAGTAATGTGGCTGAATTCGGAAAAGTAATGATTATAGATACTGGTTTATCTATGAATGGTACTTATGAATTTGCTGGGGGTTCTGGTATTAATGGTGAACTTAATCAAGGAATAAAATCTGTTTATGAATTTGAAAAATATCAAGATTTTCTTTCTTTTATTGGAGGTGGTCAAGTTGGTGATATTGTGAAAAATATATTTTCACCTATTACGACAGCATTAGGAGCTCCAAAAGTTTATTATGTTAGAGCTGCAACAACTAAGAGTGCAACTATTGATTTAGAATTAGCAGCAGAAATTAATTTTTCATTAAAATGTAAAAATGAAGGAGTTGTTGGTAATGGTGTTAAAGTTAATAGTATTCTAAAAGTAGGTTATTCCGCTAGTCTGATAGCAGGAGATACTGCAGATACTTTTAAACTTCAAATTTTCAAAGGTACTTTCAAAGGCGTTGATGCTGACGGAGAACCTTATGGTATTTATCCTATTGAAAGAGCATTACCAGAGCTTATAGCTGAATCTCCAGAATTAACTACTCTATTAGAATTATTTAATTGGGCTAGCACTAACAAAGCTATTTTAAATCATTTCGTAGTATCAAAGTCAGGTGTGGATTCTACTCCTCTAAAAGTAGTAGCAGAAACATTAGCAACTGGCGGAACAACTTCATTTTTAAGTGCTAATGAATATGACGATGTTCTTGAAGCAATTCAGGAATTAGACATCACTTTCTTTTTGACTACTAACCTAAATGCTTCTGATGGTAAAGGTGTTGACGTTAATTCTAATGTTAAATTATTTACTTTCTTAAAAAATTCTGCTAAATTCACTGAATTTATGGTAGTTCCTGGTGGTGAAGATAATACTGATTTATTTGGTAGTAGTAATACTTCAGAATCTATCGCTAAATTCTATGATTCTGGGCAAGTAGTAGTAGTTCATGGAGCACCAGAAGTTCTAAGAAAAGATGGTAACGGCGTTAAGAAATTACCAACGATATATTTAGCTGCTTCTATTGTAGGATTAAATGCAGGTATGGCTCCTCAAACTCCTTTAACTTTTAAAAAAGTTGGTTATCAATCATTTGTTTATCCATTAAAAGAAAAAGAAAGAGTTAAAGCATTACAAGCTGGAATCATGCATGTTCGTAATGTATCTGGAACTTGGAGAATTAATCAAGGTATAACAACTCTTCTTGATAATAAGAGAACTATTGCAGATGATGGTCAGTCTTTAGAATTATCAATTGAATTAATAAAAGCTCAATTAAACAAAGAATTGATTTTAGAAGGACAAGAAAGATTTACTGGTAATAATGTAGCACAAGCTTCACCAGAATCAGTAAAGAATTTCACTGAAACTAAATTAATTTCTTTAGTAGCTTATCCAGGAAATGATAATTTATTAATCGATTGGAAGAATGTCAATGTTACTGCAAGAAATGGTGATTATTTCATTACTTACGATTTTGTTCCTAATGTTCCAGTTAATAAAACATTCTTCATCGGTAATATTTTAGATTTTCAAGTTAATGTTTAAAAAAATAAAAAAATAAGATATGGCAAAAAATGAAAAAGTAATGACTGCACCTTTAGCCATCATTCAAATTGATGGAGTGACAGTCGGTAAGATGAAGAATGTCAGAATCACAGAAACGATTAGACGTGGACGTGTGACTGGCGTTGGTAGACTTAATCCAGACGAATTACCTGCCTTAGAATGGAATGGTACTTTGAGTTGTTCAAGTTATACTATTAATTTCAATCTTTTAGCTAATAACATGAAAAAAGGTTCTTTCAGAAATTCTTCTACTGTTGAAAATTGGGCTAATGCCGTTTTACTTCAAGAAGATGGACTAGAAATAGCTATTATGAAAAAAGTTAGAGATGGGGAAATTGATAAAGACACTGGGTTAGTTAAAAGTAAATACGAAACTTTTGCAAAAACAGTAGGAGCGTTCGTAACTAGAGAAGGTTTTGATATACAAGAAGGTCAAATATCTGGAAGAGATACTGAATTTGAGTACATTCAACCTATTCTATATAATAATATAGCAGGAGACAGAGCGAGGTAAGAAGTAAAGAAAAAATGAACAGTTATAATAAGGGTATTACATTTATTTTTGTAATACCTTTATTTTTTAAATTTTAAATAGTAATATCATGATTGAAAGAGAAAAAAAATTTAATATTGGTGAAAAAAGCTTCACTGTTAAATTTCCAAACGTGGGTCAAATGATTGACATAGAATCGTTAAAACAAGCATTGACAAGTAACCGATATGGGGTTATGGTGTCTTCAGGAGTTAAGAGTATGTATTTAGCTTTAGATATTGTAGATACAATAGCATTTTTCCAAGTTTGCGTTCCTTCTTTAGGTAAGTTTTATAATATCACTAATTTTGCTAATGTTCAATATGATGAGATAAAAGACATGGTAGATACTTATATTAATCAGATTAAACCTTGGTATGATGAAGTATTAAAAGAACTTTATTCAAATGGAAACGAAACTGATAAGAGAGAATAATACTAATGAAAAAGTTAATCATTTTTTAATAAATTGGCATAAGTTTACATTTGATTATTGGTGGAGAAAAAAATATAATATAGCTTTTGGTTCTCCTCAACATAGAGAAATGAATTTCATTGATATGTTTATAGAATATAAAGAAGAAGTCTTATTTAATAAGTATCTTAATGAAGATGATAAAGAAGAAAATGAAGATTTAGGATTAAATGTTGAGGGTTCAGAAGTTAAATTAACTCAAGAAGAAATTGATAAAGATTATGATGAAATGGATTTAACACAATTCAATAAAGAATAACATGGCAGATGTAACGGTAAACATACGTGGAAACGCTTCTCAATTAGAAAATGAATTAAGAGGTATCGATTTAGGTCATAGAATACCTTCAGGGGGTGGCAGTGCGATTCTATGGGTATAGATTCTCCAAATCATCAAAGGGGAAGCGGCACTATTCCAACTAATGATAGGATGATTGAAGACGTTCGTAAAGAAATGCGACTAAGGGGCGTTTTAATGGTTCCTGGTTCTTCATCTATGACTCAGTTAATTAATCAATACGGACAATCCCAGAAAGACGTTACCAATGAAGCTATAACAGAACGTTATAATGTACGCAGGGGAGATATGCGTAGAAGAATGGGAGAGGAGTATGATGATATTGATAAGCGGATGGGGGAAAGGAGAACATCTGGATTAGCGAATTTAGGTGATAAAGCAAACGACCCTTTTTATCGTACTATTCTTGACCGACAAACTAACCAACAAACAGAATTAGAATATAAGAAAGTAGGTAGCAAATACGACGAAGAAGAAGAACAACTTAATATAGACGAAAGAAGTGAAAAAAATAAGGCTGAAGAAGAACTAACAACTGCTATAAAAGAACTTACAGAATATTTTAATAGACAATCTGAATCTGGTGGAAATTCTGATTCTTATATAGGAAAATTAAGACTTCAACAAAAACAGTTGATGCAAGAACGTGATACTGCAGAAACTCAAGAGGGGGCGTTAGATGCCGCACAACGTTTATCAGGCGTAAATGAAGAATTAAGGAAAGCATTAAGCGGTGGTGGTCAAGTTCAGGGTAAACCTTATTATGATTCCATGCTTCAAGGTTCTCAAGGGTTAATGGGGATGTTCGAGGGTATGCAAAGCGGTAATATTGGAGGAACTATAATGGGGGGCGGTTCTGCTATTGCTGGACTTTCAGGAATGGGTCTGCAAGCTGCAATGAGATTCTTAGGAGTAGTAGGTTTAGCAGCAGGTGCTGCTAAATTAGCGATAAAAGAAAGTGATATTTATGAAGGTATGGCTCCTCTTGCCGCATTACGTTCTACATCTGGGTTAAAAGGAGCTGAAGCTTCAGAATATTTGAATGGAATGATTCCTAACATAAATATAGGAGCAGGATATAATATTGCTGAATTTGGATATACTACTGAAGAATTTGCAACTGAAGCCGCAAAACGTACTAAAGCAAGAGGAACTGCAGACGATTGGAGTGGTGAAACTCTAAGACAAGTAGGTTTAGAAAGAAACTTATCTTTAACTTCTGGTTCTTTACAAGAGGGTGGAAAATATGATAGATACGGCGTAAATGTTACTGACGCATTAATGAGGATGGTAACGATTCTTGATAATATAGAGGGTTCAGGCGTTAATATGAATGACTTCACTAGAGTTCAAGAGAAATATGATATCCAACAACAGATAATGGGTTCTTATATGGGAAGAGCCGATAAACCTAATTATGACGTTACAAATCAATTATTAGCTGCTTTTTCTTCTGTAAAAGGTATAACTCAAGACTCAAGAGTTGGGAGTGATATACAATCTTTTCAAGATATGATACAGAATCCTATTAATGATAGGATGAAAATATTAATTAATTCTACTGTCGCTGGTATAATGCCTAATTTAGTTGATGAAAATGGTGAAAATTATTCTAAAGAAGATTCTGCAAGATTAGATTTAATTGATAGAGCTACAAGGAATCCTAAAAATGAAGGTAAAATTATACAAGCTGTAATTGAAAGAATGGTAACTCAATATGGTGGAATGGATTCTAAAATTGGCTATTTTAATTTGAAAAAATTATTTCCTAATATTCCACCAGATAGATTAGAAAAATACATTAATCAATTTACAGGAGGCAATGAAGCAGGGAATTACTTAAGCGGTACAATGAATAATCAAGGGGCGATAAATGAATGGGCTGCAACCGCAAAAAATTCTTATGCTACTCAATCAACGGAATTTATGACTCAATGGACTAAAGGTAGTACTGATTTAATGAATAAAATAGATAAATTAATTTCAACGTTATTAGGTTTAGCGGGAAATCCTACGCCAAATAACCCATTAGGAGGAGGACGAAAATAATGGCTAAAAACGATTTTATATTTTTACACCATAGAGAAGAAGGGAAAAATATCTCCGATTTCATTGAAAGGAATTATATTGTCAATGTAGCACCTAAAGATTTATTAGAATTAAATAAGGATTTTATTTTTGAACAAATGTTTAATTCTGATAAAAAGAAAGAAAAAGAAGTTAATGGTAAATATCCAAAAAGCGGTTCTGATATAACATTAAAAACAATATTACCATCTCCATGTATTTTAAAGGTTTATTCCGATAAGATTACAGCAGAATTAGCTATTAGTCAAATAAATGCACAAGTAGATACAAATGATTTTTATGCGTTTGCTAATGAAAAAATACAAAGTATTTTACAAGATGAAGGATATATAATTGATGATAATACTTCTAAAAAAGAAGTAGATTGTCAAGTTTTTGGTTGGTTTAAGAGTTCTTATTGGTTAGCAAAAAATAAAAATGGAATAAATATATTAACGCCAAAGGAAACGGAATTTTCAGATTTAAGTAAATATATTATTTCTTTATCCACTTCTATTACTGATAATGGTGGAAGTTTTACAATGAAATTACCTATAATATCAGTAAATACTCATCAAACGTTTATGAAGAATGTTAAAAATTTAGAAGAATCAGGTAGAAAATATCATTTTGAGAAATATAGTTCTTCTTTTTATAGTTTTAATAAAGACGAATATTATTCAAAAGCAGAAGTTAATGAATCAAATTTTAATTTTTTTGAATGGTTAATTTCTTCAAATGATTTACTTTTTATTTCTTTTGAAAGATTAAAAATGGAAAAATTAAGAGCAAACCCTGATTTTAATATTTTAGATATTTTTGACATTAAAACTAAAATTTCTGAAGGAGTTTTTGATATGATTGCTCTTGTTGATGATGTTAAAGTTACGACTAACGCTCAAGGCGAAGGATATGTCGAAGTTTCTGGAAGAGATTTGATGAAAATGTTAATAGAAGATGGTTCATTTTTCTTTAATTCTTCAGTAAGTTCAAATTCTACTAATATTTTTCTTAATGAAGATTATGGCAAAAGAGGAGATTCCAGAGATGTAGTAGAAATAGGAGGAAACGTAAATCCAATGAATAGATTAAGAATTATTTCAGGAGAAATTGATGTGTTTGCTAATAGATTAAATATGGATATTAGTTTTATTTTGAAAGGCGTTATTTCTCAATTGACTAACATAGAAGTTGTTCCTGGTAATATTTTTGATTCTTGGGGTGATGATAGAACTAATTATATAGAATTGCAGCCAAAAAAAGAATAAATAATTATGGATGAATTTAAAACATTTAAAAAAGGTTTTGTAGGAGGTTTAGATACTTTATTAATAACAAGCGATTTTGGAAAAAGAAAAAATAATAGAGGTGAAATAGAATCTCATAATGGAATAGACATAGGTATTTCACAAGGAACTGCTTTATATGCCCCATTATCCGGAAAGATTATAGAACGTAAAGTCCAAAAAAATGGAGCAGGATTATATATATGTTTAAGGAGTTGGTGTAATGATAGTTCTTTCGTAGATATTTATTTTATGCACCTTCATAGTACAGAAGCTGATATTCAAATAGGAAAAAATGTTTTAGAAGGAAGAAAAATAGGTACGACTGGTGGTGATACTAAAGACCCTAATTGTGGGCGTTCATCAGGACCTCATCTTCATCTTGAAATAAGAGATTATGGTGCAAAACATTTAGACCCGAAACGTTGGTTTTTAGCAAAACATACTTTGAAATCAAGTAAGA